TTTTATTATCCAATCTTAGCATTGTCTAATCTTGCGTTATTTAATTCATCATTAACAGCTTGTGTAGACCAATTTAATTCATTTTGCAGAATACTTCTTAATACATATTCATACAAACTTTGTGGCATTGGATATTCGTCAGTAGATGGATCGTAACATTTTTGTTCACATCCCTCTGTAGGATATGTTACAACATCTTCTGGCATTTCAAATACTCCACGAATATTTACATACTCTAAATCTCTGTCATTATCATTAAGCATAAAATAAATATTAGAGCCTATTACATAAACTCTTGACATTATTTTACCAAACTTAGTATGAACTTTTTGTGAAGCTTCGTGTGCATTATTAATAATAAAACCAGATAACTTATCTATTTTACCAATATAAGTTAATGCACGTAAATCAGGAAAATCAATTAAATTAGGTATAGAAACCTTTTTAATACTACATCCCCATTCTACTGGTGGACATTGACTATCAGCCTTATCAACTTCTTGTAATGGAACTACACCTAAATCTTGAATAAACTGTGGATGGATATTATTACCATTTTCAGTTACTTGTTTCATACCGGCAGCTCTATAACCGTTTATCCAAAATCTTATCATTCGGATATTTAATCTTTCATCATCAGAATTACCTTGCCCACCACGAGCAATGTTTCTGATATTATAAGCATAATGGTCTAATGTAGGCATAGTGTAAAGTTAAAAAAAAAAGGTGGTGATTTTAGTCCACCACCTTTCTTTATAGTAAAAAAACAATTATTACAAGCTATTTATAAGCAAAGCAAATGCGGCTCCATTACCCGGAGTACCATACCAATAGATTTCTCTTGCAGTTGCTCCCTCCGAATCAATAAACGGAATAGCAGCATCAGCATGTAAATCAATTCTTACAGTATCATAAGATGCTAAGTTAATATTAGCAGCATCAATACCTCTGTCAATTAAGTCAGATGGTTGACCTTCTGAAATAACTGTTGGAGTAGCAACAGCAACAATAGTACCTAAAGCACTATCAGTATACTCAACACTTTTTAATCCTTGCTTATCATCATCTAATTGTGTAACTGTAATAACAGAACCCAAAACAACAACATTTGAATAAGGAGTGTTAGACTGATTTAAATCAGCTGCAATCTTAGCACCTAAAGCAGTTGCAATAGCAGTAGTAGCAGTACCACCAGCTTCTACAGTATGAACATAAGACTTTCTGTACAATTGTCTGTTAGTAATATTTGAAGTAATAGTAATTCTTACATCATCACCAACAGCATAAGTACCACCGATTGTAAAGTTAATAAATCCTGGCGCACCAACAGCAGGAGCAATAAATACAGCTCCAGCTAATTCGTCAGCTTGAACAATGAAACTTGGGGTAATATCTACCTCAGTTCCAGTTAACGCAGGAACGTGAGCTTCTGCGATTAAAGCGAAATAATTTCTTCCGATTTTCATTTTATTTAAATTTGAAGGTTAATACGTATTAATGTAAATGTCTATTTGTTTTACGCACAAAACGATGAAACACAACATTTACTTTTTTAATTTTTTCAACTTCTGGCTTAATCTTAACCGGTATTGGTTTATTAACAGCTTTAGGAGCTGTTGTAGCCTTTGGCTTAGATTTAGCTTTAGGTTTACTAACAGGCTTTTCAGATTTTTGTTGAGCTAACATTCCTTTAATGATGTCAGCTTTTTTCTTAACATCCTTATCTAATTTAGCTCTTTTATATAAATCTAAACTTTTTAATTCTGCAATAGTAAAACCTCTAAGTTGATCTCTATTATATGTAATTTTTACTTTAGCCATGACTTTTAGTTTTGATTATTAATCTCATTAGTATGTAACTGGTAATTAAGTTGTTGTTCAGTTGTAGCTAACATTGAACGTACAGCAAGATTTACTATTTCTTGATGAGTAAATTCAGGCATTATAGAATTTACATTGTTAGCTGGGTTATTAGGATCCAAACTAACATTAGGTGGAAACAATAAATACTTTAATACATAATTCAACATTGGGTTATCTGAAATAACTTTTATCAAATTATTGGTACCATCGTTTTCAGTTGTATAACCAGGATTACTATCATCATTCTTATTAAAAGGATCATTCTGATTTTCACCCTCATCATCTAATTGAACAGGAGATACTTTCTCCCAACTTGTACCACTACCACAAAGCTTATTAAATTCAGCTCTAAGATTAAGAGTAAAAAGATAATTAGGAATAGCACTAAGGTCAATCTCAGTAGCATTACTACCACTAATACTTCTAACTAAAGGTATTAGCGCCATACGTACTCTTTCATCTAACTCAAATTTTTCATATTGCTTTTTTACATACTCAATTTGAGCTTCATTTAGAAAATAGTCTTTCTCACTTGGTGAAAACCAAGGAGAATTAGCCTTATCTAATTCGATGTCACAAGCGGTATGCATTTCAGCTATAGTCATTATTTAAGTTCTTTACGAATACTTGGAAGAATATCTTCATTTTCTCTTAACCACTCTACAGCAAGTTCAAAAGAAGTTCCCATTACTGTACCTTTGAATTTAAATACTCCACCGGATTTAGTAAATAAGTCTTTCTCTAAACCTTTTTGCAAGATTGTTTTTAATTCTCTATCAGGATTATTAAATTCATTAATAATTTCTGTAGGATCTTCCTCAGCTTTATTGTACAATGTACGTTTAATTGCTGTTATAGAACTTCCTTCTCTAATAGGGATTAACAATACTCTTGCAAAATCCTTTAATTCGTTGTCTTTTAAACCTTGTATAATACCATTAGCTTTAGCTTCTAAATCTTTGGTAAGAACAAAGTTTTCATCTTCAACTTCGTGATTAATAACTTTAAGAACAGGAGTCGCACCCTGCGTATAAATAGGGTGCAATCTCACTTGTTCATATGTTAATTGGTCTTTCAGTTTACTTAAATCGAGTAGAACTTTTTTGTTAATTCTCATAACCCTTTCATTACCATGTTGGTCTACGTAAGGTCTAAATTCACCCGTTTCATCGTTATAACCTCTAACCGTAATTGTACCAGTTCTTTTAGGGTTCACTAACCTTATTTCAGCTAAGCCGTTTTCAGGAGCATTTTTTGCTAATTTTTTAACAGCTGTAGATGTTAACTTTTCCATATCTTTTACTTTTACCTATTAACTAATAATTATTAAATTATGCGAAAACTAATTGTCCACAAGATAGTGGGTTTCTTACGATAATACCTGATTCACAAAGCATTTCACAAGTAAACGCATCTCTTGAGTTAGCAGCTTTCATTGATTTTTGGTCAAATGGGTCAACCATACCAGGAATATACTTAACAATCATTCCTCTATCAATTCCACCAGCACCCTTAACTTTTCTTTCAATATTAGAAACACCATTAGTAGTTCCCATATCAAGGAATACCATTCTGAAAGATTCTACTGGATAACCAGTTTGAGGGTCTAAGCTATTTCCATGTAAGTTTGGATCATCAAACAATGGACAATGAACTAATGTCAATGTATGTCCAAGAGCATTGTATGAAGTAAAGTTCACACCAATGTTCATTTCTTGACCAGTTTGAGCATCATAGATTAAGTTTCCACTTGGGTAAACTAAATCTTTCATTGCTTCGTGGAAAGCAACTTTACCAGCAGTACCAGTAAATACCATCCATCTTGAATTTTTATTTCCTGTATTAAGAGCTAATTGAGCTAAGAAATCAGTTAATCTCTTTTCAGTCAATTGACCATTATAAGTATCAACATTAGCAGCATCAATTTGTCTTAAAATACCATCACCTTTAACAATAGGACGACCTTGATTATCTAATACAGTAGAGTTACCATTAGCATCCATTGTAGAAACAGAATACCAATCGTCAAGTTCTTTTTGGTATAAGAACTCTTCTCTCATTAACATTTCATCAGTAAAGAACCATAATCTCTGACCATTGTTTTCAACCCAAGTAATATCAGTTAAAGCAGAACCAGTAATTGATTTAGCCTTTCTTGAAATACCAATGTAATTGATATACCAATCTGGGTAAACGTGGTTTTCATAACCTCTATCAGATCCTTCAGGGAAAGCAGAACCTACAGTGTTAGCAGTAGTACCAGCAGTCAAAGCAGATGCAGGAACAGAAGCATTAACATCAGTAGATTGTAATTTGAATTGGAAAGTATAACCACCAACAGTAGCAGTTGGCTCACCCATAACGATTGCTTGAACACCACCAGCAAATCTTACAACATCGTAAGGATTGAAGTAGTTTTCTTCAAACTCAACAGAGAACTGAGTTAAACCAAGACCGTTTCCAGTATTAGTTCCAGTACCAGTTGAAGGACGATTTAATCTTCCTAAGATTGGCCATCTAAATGCGTTTTCACCAATCATTTCTTCTTTAGCATATCTCCCAAGCCCATCAACAAAAAAGTTTAATGAGTATTGAGGATATTGTCTGATAATCGTTTTAGCGATTTCAGGGTACTTTAGCAAGTTTGTTACTAAAGCATTAGACTCGATAGTCTCTTTTCCATACGTACCTTTATGATATTTCATAACGTAATTTTTTTAAATATTAAACATTAATTATTTTCTAATTCGTTAAGACATATCACCTTTAATTCTTTTATCTAATCCCCGTATACAAATTTTTGAGGATTAAATTCATCGGAACCACCAGGGTCTTTATGTCTTGTTGTTCCGGGAATATCAGGATTACCTATATCATTAAGTATTTCCTGTCTACCCTTATTAAACTCTCTTCCACCTAAAGCCTTTAGAATAACATCTTTGTTTTTCCATAGCCATGCAGCTTGACTTAGATTCTCATTGTTTTTAGTTATATCACCCCAAAAATCTCCGCTGGTAATATAATTAACGTGCTCATTACGTACACTTTTTAAGCTTTCATCATCTTTAGCCATTTTAAGACCAAACATAGTATCTTGCTCATTAATATACTTAGTAAGCGATTCAACTGCTTCTACACGTTCTTTCTCTTGCATTGCTTGAGCATTTTTCTGTGTATCTAAAACAGTTTCCTGTTCTCTTTTGATAGCATTATCAATTGTGTTTCTAATTTTCTTAGCCTCAATCCAAAGAGCATCATTGTCAATATATCTATCAACAGCTCTATTAATCTCTTCATCATTAAATCCTTGTTTCTTTAATTCAAGTCTAACAAGGTCTTCATCTGATTTTGATTTATAAGATTCAAGTTTCTGTACACTTTCATTAGTAACTCCACTTAATTTAGCCTCTCGAAGTTCTTCATTTTCTTTTTGAATATCTTCTAAGGTTTTTTTTAAATCATCAAGAGATTGTGCTTCTAAGCCAAGTTCATCAGCAACTTTCTTGTATGCATCATTCAAAGAACTTTGTTGCTCAGTTTGAACTTGAGAGTCCTCATTGGAACTCGTTGTTTCAGTTTGAGCGTTATTATCATCAGAAACATTGTTCGTTGAACTTGTTTCTGTTGAAGTTTCTTCATTACTTTCTTGAGTACTTTCCTGAGTATTTGATTCATTTTTATTGGATATATAATCATCCCAAGTAAAATCATCATTTGTATTTTCTACAGTAGTTTCCTCAGTAGTTCCATTTTTATTACTGGTATCCTCTTGTGCTTCGTTGCCTTCTGTGTTTTGCTCCGTTGTATTTTTAACCGGTGGAACACTTGTAAAAGCATCAGGATTAAAATCTGTAGTTTCCTCAGTATTTTTAGTACTTTCAGTATTTACATCACTTTCTTGAGAAACGTTTTCCTCTAAGTGATCATTGTTATTTGTTTCTTCATCCATTTCTTTAACATTAATTAAACAATAATTACAAATATATTATTTTTCTAAAACTTTTTGCATAGTTTTAGCTTGTTGATTTTCATTAGTACTTTCAAGCATTGCTTTGTCCAAATCATTATTACGCTGTTCTTGTAGCATATTTTCCTTATGTTCTAAAGCACCACTTTCCATATCTGCCTTAACTCTAAGCTCCATTTCTTTAAGCTGAATATCAGTTTGAGATTTAAGTTTTTGAACTTCAAGAGGCATTTGTATTTTTTGTCCTTCAATCTCATTAGCTTGTTCTTGAGCTGAAACCTTACGCTCTTCAAGTTGAGCTTGTTGGTCACGTATTGCTTCAAGACCTTGTGTTAAAATACCTTCAACTTCACTTGAGCTTTCAGCATTAACAGCTTTAATAATTGATGCAGGATCTACAGCACCACTTGAACTAAATCTTTCAAGTAGAGCCATCATTTCTTGTTTACGTTGTACTTCTTTACCACTATTCTCTAAGAAAATACCATACTCATCTAATGCTATTGATTTATCTATTTTAAAGGTTTGCATACCCATATCACCAAATACATTAGCCATTCTACCCTCTTTACCCCAAGCCATTTTCATTAAACCAGCTAACGCCTGAAACACATCACCAATTAACTTATAATGTAAATCAAATATTGGAGCAGTAATCAAAGTAGATTGCATTACATTTCTTTCTGTAACACCAACTAAGTCACCTGACTTTTGAACTCCACTTCGAGCAGCACTAATACCAGTAAGTTTATCAGCAGTTTCCTCAAGCATTAATTTTAAATTAATCATTTGAGATACTGATTGACTTAATGTAAAATCTACTTGTTGGAATTGATTAAAAGAAGTTGTTTGCATACCCTCTGCCTTACTATTAATTAAAGTAAGACCGCTATTCTTAGCATGGTAAAAAACATCTTCTAAAGGAATGTTTTTTGGTTTTTGAGCGACATCATAAACCATTGACTTTCCACCAGACCTTGCCATAGCAAGTTCTATTTGGTACATTGTGATATTATATAATATCTGAATATTTTTAAGGGCATCAACTACACTTAATGTACTACCACTAAAATTATTTCTAATTATACCATGATAGTCAAAATAAGAATTAGCATAGTTTTCTTCATATCTAATTTGATTAGGTTTTCTACCCCAATCTAATAATATATCGTGACCTATTTTAGTAGCCTGACGAATATCAGTAATTGGTCGCTTTATAATCTTATCACCTTTTTTCTCTTTATAATCATCTGGAAGTTTCTTTAAATGTGGATTGTTAGGGTCGTAGGGATTATCACTAACCTTAAACTTTAACATTCTAATACTCTTCCATTGTATATGAGCTACTCTAACTTTTAAATGTTTACTTTCATCGTGAGAATAATTATCCCACAAATCAGTACCACCTTCAAAAGCATTAGGACCTTTAGATTGTAACTTCTCTAATTCATCAACTTCTTTCTTTTTTAATAAATGATCATACTTATCAATTATTTCATTTACAGTAAACCAATTTTCTTGACCTACATATTTAGAATCTTGTAAATCTTCTTTATCTAAATCTAAATCATATATCATTGAACGTGGGTCCACTCTTTCAGCAAATGGATCTCCATTCTTAACATAAGTATGATAAAATTCTTTACCAGTAATACCTAAATCATAAAAACCTCTTTTGAAATCATGTTTTAAATCCCATCTTTCAACACAATACTTAATTCCTACGTGTACCATTTCTTCAACAGCATTTCGGAATTTCTTTTTCATATAAGTATCTACATCTTCCGGAATCTCTTCTCCAACATTCTCATCAGGTATTGGCATACCAATAGCCTTTTCAATCTCTCTACGTATTGGTCTTAATACTACTTCTGCAGCTACTTGAATACGTTTCTCATTCTTTTTACGAATAGCATTACGGTTAATTACATTAACAGTATATTGTAATGGTTGAGATATTAGCTCACCAGCTAATAAATCAAGCTTAGGCATAATGATTGGATAATTAACTAATCTTGCCGGAGAAGTTAAACCATACATATCTGTTAAATATTCAAATTGTTTATGGTCAAATGTTCCAGCAGCTATAAGATAGTTTTCGTGGTCTTTTTTTCTTGAGTCAATGAAATTAGTATAATCTCTATGATACCTCAATACAGCGTTAACACAATCCATGTGCCACTTTCTATTCTTTTTATTTTCTGGAATATTCTGTTGAGGAAAGTCAGTCATACAATTAATAAATATTGTCAGTATCTAAATTGTAATCAAAAGTAGGTTTTCTTTTTCTATTTCCAAAATTATTATTACTTTCACGATTTGCTGAAATTGTTACCATACCATTCATATCTCTTTTAAACTCAGGCAAACCTTCCATTTTCTCTTTTTTTTTATCTTCTGATTTATCAAATATTTTTTTAGTAGCATCCATATCGTGTATTAACGCCATACCAAATGCCATAACTCTATCTGTATTCTTTGCACCATATACGGTAAACTCATTAAGTAGTTTCAAAAAGTATATATCTTCCCAATGTTTTTTAATATATTCATCCACTAATTCTGTTACCAATTTCTTTTGATATGTTTTCATATGAATACCATATCTATTTGTAACTTGACTCCAAGGACTATCAGCTGAACGTGGTCTTTCTTTTAAGTACCTCATCATTTTATTAGTTTGAAAATATTTTAAGAAACCATCATCATTGTATTCTACAAGTATTTGACTATCATATAAAATAGCTAACTTCAAACAATTCTCATAAAATATTTCTTTTGAATATGGTCTATCAGTATAAAAAGCTACAGGTAATTCTCCAATAGTATTTTGTCCAACAAACCTACGATATACACACATACAACCATTTGACCTACCAGTTTGTTCGGAAACTTTCTTTTTCATTTCCTCTAATTCATCATCTACGTGATAAGGATCAACTGCTGATAAATGAGCATTTTTAATTCCATCCAATGGTAATTCAACAATTTCAAATGGATAAGCATCTTCTTTAATATTATCAGAAACTTTTAGACAGCCATTAGCTTTATCTTCCCATTCATATACAATAGTAGGCTTACTGCCAAATATTTCTTTACCATCTTTTCCTTT